GTTGATGCTATTTTCATATTGCTTACGATCTTCGCGTAGTTCTTGGATTTCTTCGGCTAATTTGCTAACCATAAAATCATTAAACTTTGTGCTGCTCTCCATCATGTGAACTTTAAACTTCGCACGATCTTCTGCTAGAGCTTGTTTCTCTGCTGCGAATTCTTGTAATTCGCTTTCTAGAGATTCAGTTACCATTTTGTCTAGAGCTTCAACCATAACTTGCTTGTCATGTTGGTATCTTTGAGCGAATTCTTCGCGAAGTTCAGCACGAACGGTTTCACGAGCTTCAAGAAGTTTTGCTTCCCACGCCTCCGTGATAGCCTGTTGCGTATCTTCGTTTATGATGCCGCTGTCTACCAATGGTTTGATAGCATCTAATAACATCAGGTTTCTCCTATTTTAACTTAAGGTCATTGATAAGGCGTGTAATGCCTTCTTTCAGGTACTTCTGTACTCTTTGATCTTGTGTGGCATCACGAGCCACATCTAACACTCGGTGTCCATGACGCATATTCATTAAGCCCTCATAGATTGCTTTAGGATATGCATGCGGAGCCGAAGGCTGTGCTACAATATCAACGGTAATGATGTCAAAACCACTGACACGACCGTTGTCGGCAACTTCACCACTGCCACGACTGCTTACACCCAACTTTACACCTGAGGTAATCATTGCTTTGATAAGCTCGCCCATTGGTGTTGGTAGAATTTTAAGTTTGCCATGACCGCATGGACCGTCCATCCACATACTGGTAATCATATGAGATACACGATCCAAATTAATCTTTAAGTCATCAGGGTGATCAACTTCACCAAGGACGGATTTACCTTCCCTAATAGTTTCATTGATTTGTTCTACGGCCTTTTTAATCTCTGTCATTGGATACACACGCTGGTTTTCATTTCTGACATCACCTTCGATGCATATCCCTTCCAGATACAAATTTTTCTGAGGCTTTCCATCGTACCCGGACGCTTCCTCTTCGAGGATTTTGATCTGCGCCCGGTCAAATGAAAGATGCTCTCTTAGGTACAAAGCCATATTATTGCCCTAATTAATTACCGCCAGGTTCGATGCTGTGCTTGTTAATGCCGCCTTCTTCACCTGTTTTTGCTTTCTCTTTCTTGGAGAAAGTATTGCCTGCTTTTGCTCCTGGGACATTTTCAAACTTACCAGCGTGTGGTAGGTCTTTTGTTGTGCCTTTCTTTGGAGCACTTGTGCCATCTGGTGCGCTTTCGCTAGCACCTTGTGCCAAGTTCTTTGCTGTACCACCCATGTCATTCTTACCTGCTACGATAGATTGGGTATTAACACTAGCGTGATCACCGCCTGCACTGGTGCCAGCTGGCTGACCTTCAGTGTTGCTTGGTGTAGAAATTTTCTCTACATATTCGCGCATTAAATCAACTGCGGTTTTTTGTAGCGGACGACGCTGACGGGATTCATAAACGGATTCTTCCATTTTTTCTTCCTTGTCGTCTTCTTCGTCTTCTTCGTCCTTGTCGTCGTGTTGTGCTTCGTACATTTCGTTGTCGTCTTTACGATCCATGTCCATATCGCCCATGTCGTCATCGCCCATGTCCATATTGTCCATTTCGTCGTCGCCTTCGTCGCCCATTAGCTGTTCAAATTCCGCTTTTAGAGCTTCTAGCTCGCTTTCGAGATCCATGACTTTTTGCTCTAGGTCGCCTTCGCCTTCGTCGCCCATGTCGTCATCGCCCATGTCGCCCATGTCCATGTCGTCATCTTCGCCTTCGCCGATGCCGTCAGTTTCGTCCATAGCGATTTGATTCATCATAGATTCAACTGGCTCGTCAGTTCTGCCTGGCATCATGTCTTCTGCGGCATACTCTTCGTCCATTAGACTTTCGTATATGTCACGTGATTTTTCAACCACGATTTGGTGAAACAACGCACGAGCTTTGTCTTCCTCGTCGTTGATAATGTGTTCAATTAGCTGTTCATATTTGTTCATTAGGAACTCCTTATAATAATATGGCTGTATTTTATTTACTAAAATACCTAGATAATGGGGTTAAATGGTGTTTTTTTGAAGGATTCTGACGGACTATACAGGTCCAGGTGCGACTGCAGGTGGTTTGTATTGCTTAGATACTTTTTCTAACTTCTTTTCGTGTTCGACTTTACGCACATCGTTGGCCATTCTCAAGCGGCTGAGATCGGCTAGAGTAAGTCTAGTTTTACGTAGATCTGAAAGTTTAAGAGGCGTGTTGTCTAAGCCCGGACTCTCATATCCTGGCTTGGCTGGTTCAAATAATTCAGTTACAATCATAATACTATTTACTCAAACCTGTTAAATTGCAGAACCAGCCGGTGCCGTTTGTGCTGGTGCTCCTACCGGACCTCCGCCCATTGGTGCTGCTGCACCTCCAGGTACGCCTGGTGCGCCTGCTTGTCCTTCTGGTGGGGTTTCTGCAGGTGGAGCCACATTTTCTAAATCACTAGCTATGCCACCTGGACTAATGCCCACACTTCTCAAATTAGGATCATCGGCTGGTGCAATTTCTGTATCACCCTGCTCTTCAGCCCACATGGTTTCGTTTTCGCTCATTTCCTGTTCGCTCATGCCCAAATAACGCTTCATTAGGAATCGCTTACTAAAATAAGGATAAGCTTCTAATTGAGTAAATGTTCCAATTCTGGCTGCATCTACGTCTGCTTGACGATATTGTGCAAAATTCTGTGGAGGTTCAAAAATCAATTCAAACAGTTGACTGTCAATGTTGATGCCACGCCAACGCATGAACAACTTGAACTCTTGATCCAGTGTTTCAATAATGCTATTCTGCAAGCGTTGGCAGTACTGATTAAAACGCCATTCTTGTATTAATGCAGTGCCCACACGCCCGTCATTGTATGACTGAGTGCTGTCTTCAACAGCTACTGGCAAGTAGCTGCTAGGAATACGCAAACCACGGAACAGTTTGTTAGTAAAATAACGTAAGTCAGTGATTTCACCTAGGTTACTTGCACCAGCCAGCGTATCAACACTTGATCCGCGATTGTCTGATGTGATAGGAAAGAAGTAATCTTCCATTTGTGCTAATGGATTGTACGTGGCATCCATCATGTTAGAACCGCCGCCAGTCTGCGTGGGAATTCTACGCTGACTGATTTCGTTTTTAATTCTTTCAACGTAGGCCATTGCCATGTGACTTGGCATGTTACCTACGTCAATTTTAAATACTCTGCGTTCAGGGGCTCGCTGCACACGATAAATGATAATAGCATCTTCCAGCAGTTCTTTTTGTTTGAACACTTTAAAAACATTTTCTAGCACACTTGTACCAAATGGCCAATAAACATCTAAACCTTCAGTCAAGCTTAAATGCACAATATGTTCTGCGTTGATAGCTGCTTCGTTTTGTGCTCGTGTAAATCTGCCTCCGCCACCTAACGGTACATTGGGTTGTACGTAACTACCACTAGGGCCACCCACCTGTGGATGGTTCATGTATTGATCGCTGGTAGTTACTGCTGTAACGGTCAAGTTTTCAAAGTTGGGATTAACATCTTTTAGAATATACTGCTCGGGCTTTTTGCCTTCGCTTTCGTTAACAATAACCTTAACCACCTTGCTCATTTCGACCCAGAACAGTTTGAAGTTTTCTGGATCTCTCACAAACACTTGATCACCGTATTTGATAGTATTTCTTACTATCTTGAATATTCTGCTGTTAAATTCGTTTAACTTGACCCATTGTTGCAGTTGTTCTTTTATAATTTTAACTTCATTGTCTGTAGGATCATCTTTAAATTTGATATCAAATGGCGAGTTATTTGCTTCGTTTTTCTGTGTCATAAACTCAGAAAGAATGTCTAGTGCTGCATTGATTTCCGAATCCATGTCCATTTGTTCGTATTGATTGTAGCGTTCAATACGATTAGGGTGACCAATATACACATCTGGAAGATTACTTTGATAGTTTCTATAACCAGGATCTGGCATACGACCGCTGCCAATTGGACTGATGTTACTGGGTAGATTGGAAGATTTAAAATACTTGCGCCAAGTCATATGTTATCTCAATGAATACTATATTTACCGTGTTTATGCTGTGTTGTCTGCTATTCTTTTTGAGTAATCACCAACGTTTTCCATAGCTAAAAGTAAATCATTAAGTTTATCTATTTGTTTTTGTAACACAGCCGTTTGTTGTTTGCTGTCCATTTCAATTATGCCTTTCAGACCGGCTAGTGTATTATTCAAACCATTTTGTCCAGAAAATGCATCTCGTAACGCCGAAGTCACT